TAAAAAACACCTTGACACCAACAAGCATAATAGACTACATGAGACTACAAAAAAAATGCCGATTATCGAAACTAAAAACTTTATATGCATATGTGGTAAGAAATATTTTCACCATACTAGTCTCGCTAAGCATAAGAGAACCTGTGACTGTGTCGGTTTGGATGAACTGGTAAAATGTGATAACAAAAATATAATAGGTAATGACAAAATAGATACGACATTAGCGTCAGAACTGAAAGAGATGGCTTCAAAAGACAAAGACGGTCTTATTATAAAGTTGTTAAAAGACAATGAAGAGATTCGTCAAATTTTGAAGGAGGTGTTACCGAAAATAGGTAACAACACGATAATCAACAATAATAATACTAATAATACTACGAATCATAATACTATGAACAATTTCAATTTGAATGTATTTTTGAACGAGCAGTGCAAAGATGCGTTGAATATATCTGAGTTTGTGGATTCATTGAAGATAACGTTTGAGGATTTGTTATATTCGAAGAAGAATGGGTTGGTTGAGGGTATAAGCAATGTGATGATAAGAGGGTTGAAGGAGTTGGATATATATAAGAGGCCGATACATTGTACGGATAAGAAGAGAGAGACGATGTATATAAAGGACCATGAGAAGTGGGAGAAGGATGAGACGCATGAGATAATGAGAAATACGATAGAGAAGATAGCGGACAAGGAGAGAACTGCGTTACAGGTGTGGACGGAGGATAATCCGGATTGGATAGAGACGGAGCGTAAGCAGATGGAGTACTTGACAATGTTGAGAAATATATCTGAGCCGATAGAGGATGAGGCGAAGAATGGTAGGAAGATAATAAGGGCGGTAAGTCGCGAGGTGATAGTGGATAAGAAGGATTTAGATATGTGAGACGTGATTATATATGAGGTGTTATAGGAGGGTGAGATTAATGAAAAATCGTTCATTAAATAAAAATGAGGGTAATGTGTTTTATAAATGTATATAAAAGTAAAAAAATAATATAAGTAAAAAGTAAGATAGTGTTGTATATTTGGGATTATTACAAGTGAATAAGATGGTTTTTGAGAATTTTACGAATTATGGTATATTTGAAAATTTATCGAATATGCCGGAAGATGAGTTAGCGTATCAGCGTATGATGGAGTCTTCTAATGTGATACGAAAGACGGAAAGTGGTGAGTTATATTATGATATATTGTATAGTCCACGTATACCATATAGGGCTATGAAATCGCACGATGACTATAAGTGGTATAATAATATGGTGACACACAATAAGGTAATAAATGATAAGAAAGAGATGAAGCAGAATGGTGTTTTATTTTTTTTGAGAGAGATTTTTTGTTGTAGGTGATGCGAATATATTGTTGTTTTGTAAAAAAACTTAAAAACAACAATATATATTATATTTAGGCACTACGCGTGCATGTCTGCACGACATATTACCAACTAGACCCCCAGCATCCTCCACCTAGGACGGAGTTTGCAGCCATAGGTTCCATAAATGAATCATCCATACTAGATGAAGTAGCGTTTACGAGAGGATTTACAGGACCGGCATACATGGAGTTAAAATTTTGTACAGCAGACGACATACCACCGCCACCGCCACCGCCACCACCACCTCCGCCGTAGTTAGCAGATGATGGTCCCTGGACGGGTAAAGGAGGAGGTACGGCATATTGTTGAGACATCTGAGGGTTTATAGTTGCTTGTTGAGTAGAAACAACACCATTTTTGCCTTTTGATTTGTTTTTACCTTTCTTTACTGTGGCTTGATCTACATCGGGTCTTCCTTCGCCGGATACACGTCCTGTTTCCAAGTTAAATTGACCTTGTTCGGATTTTAGTAAGTCGAAAGGTTTAGGTTCAAATCCTAATTTTCTCAATAACATGTCATCATATATGAACCAATTGTCAAACCTGTAAAGTAAAATGGCGACTCTTTCGCGGAAACCGGCTTCAGTAAGAAGCATAACGAGAACGAATACGATAATTACGGTTGTCAAGTTTATAGTTTCATAATATTTACCACTGTATGTCGGAATATAGTTGATAATTCTGTCAATAAAGAATATACCGACAATCATAAAAGTTAACTCGATAAAAGTTAATATAAATATATACAATGAAGAGTCTTCGTGGGTAATAGAAGGGAAATATTTTTTCGTAAAATAAAGAAACAATATAACAGGTACTATAGTTATTGCTAAATATTGTGTAATATTTAACAAGTCTTGTTGTTTAAATTTTGATAATTTAAATACATAAGCGAAAAATCCCTGATTCGTAATAGGTTTTATACTATCATCGTCCATTTTATATATGAATTATATTAAGAAATTAAATAAAATAAATTAAATAATTAAAACATTTTTACAAAATAAACATTAAAGATATTTAAAAGTATAGTATAAATTATAGTAAATATAAACATACATACGATCGTGAAAAATGTTGAAAAGACTTGCTAAATATAATATGAACTGTAACTATTCTGTATCAGATGAAAAATATGAAGAGCATGAGGAATATCAGTACCTAAATCTGATTCATGATATTTTAGAGAATGGTGTAACAGAGCAAGGTCGTAATGGAGTGACTAAATCTATTTTTGGAGCTTCGATGATTTTTTCTTTACGTGATGGTAAAATTCCAATACTAACGACAAAGCGTACGGCTTGGAAAACATGTTTTAAAGAGTTGTTATGGTTTATTCGCGGGGATACTAGCAATGAAAAGCTGCACGAACAAGGCGTTCATATATGGGATGGTAATGCATCTCGCGAATTTCTAGATAGCAGAGGGCTTTATACGAATGTAGAGGGCGATCTCGGGCCTGTATATGGACACCAATGGAGGCATTTTAATGCGCCATATATGGGATGTAGTGCTAACTATATTGATACAGGAGTAGACCAGCTTCAGAATATAATAGATGTATTAAAAAATGCTGATCCGAATGTTAGAAATAGTAGACGTTTAGTATTGAGTGCGTGGAATCCTTGTCAACTGGACGAAATGGCGCTACCTCCTTGTCATGTTTTGATGCAGTTTAATGTATCCGAAGGTAATAAATTATCGTGTGCATTATATCAGAGAAGCGGTGATGTAGGGTTGGGTGTACCCTTTAATATAGCAAGTTATTCGGCACTCACACATATAATTGCTAAACATACGGGTTTAGTAGCAGAAGAATTTGTATATCATTTAGGTAATGCACATATATATGAGGAACATATGGAAGCGCTGAGGGGGCAGTTAAGTAGGAGGCCATATGAGTTTGCAAAGATAGAGATTAATGAGACGAATGAGAACCGTGAGAAAATCGATAATTACCGGATTGAAGATATTAAATTAGTAGATTACAAAAGTCATGAAACAATTGCGATGAGAATGATTGCATGATGTATATAATCTTTAGGAAGTATTTTTGTTTTATTTTTTGTTATTATTTTATTTTAATAGTTATAAAATAAAATGATTGCGTATAAAAAGGTTTAAAATACTATTACTATGAAATATATAAGATTACTATAATAGTATGAGTAATAGTGCGTCGATATCAGCAGCAAAGAAGAGACGAGGGGGTCTTCCTCCGCCTATGGGGAATGGAGGTGGTCCGGGACTAGGAATGAATTTACCGCCGGGGTTACCTCCAAATTTCCGTCAGCTTCCTCCACAGGTTCAGCAGCAGATATATCAGCAGTTACAGCAGAGGGCTATGGCTGCTGCGGCTGCGAAAATAGTTCCTCCTGCTCCGCAAGGATCTCCGCAGCAGTCTATGTCTATGCCCCCAGCTCCGATACAAACAAGAGTAGCTACTCCTGGTATGGGTAATAGTACTGTAAATGTACCTGGTCCATATACGGTAAATCCTGTTATACACAACAGAGCTATGTCGGAAGTAGAGGGTATTCATATACGTGATTTGCCTATTAGTGCTGCAGGTTTACCGTGTTTACCGTCAGGTGCAGCTCTTCCACCGAATGTATTATTTAAGTTGCATCATGATGAGTTGTTAAATATGGATGCGATACTTAATGAGCATTCTAATAGAATACAAATGTTGTCAAATAGAGTTGAGAAGGGTCAGATGTCTGGTTCGGTGAATGGTGCGGGTGCAAATAATACAAATACCGTTTTGGATGTTGGTGTTGGTAATAAAATGAATGAACATGGTGATTTTTCGTATGACAAACTTGTAAACAATACTGATTTTATAACAAAAATCCTGGATAATATATTGACAAATACTAATTTATCGGATATAATCAATCAAATCGAGCCGCTTCAGAAAGAGAATGAGTCATTGCGGAGCTTATTGAATTCTCAACAGACTACATTAAATGAGTTGTCCGGACTTGTAATGAAACTGCTTGCAAATGGCTTACCTTCTTATGTTGGTAACCATGGAGCCCCTCATGATGGTGTAGATGTTAGTTGTTATGATAACTCTAATGTATTTGCTTCAGACGAGGGTCATTATAGTGGACAAGAGATGACCGAGTCAAATTATGACTGTATCCAGGTAGAAGGTATACAAGAAGGTAGCTTAGAAGAAGTTGTGGAATGTATGGAAGTTGTAGAGGAGGGTGATGGGCATGAAGAGGATGAGGAGGGTATAGAAGGAACAGAAGCGTGAGATTAATCGAAATTCGAAGGTAAAAATAAATAATATAAACGTAATGGTTTATATTATTAAATTGATAAATGAATGAGTATAAATTTACAAATATTAGTATAAAAATAAATTAGTAAAAATAAATATATTATCATGAAAGAAGTTATAGCTCTAATAGTATTTTGTCTTGTATTATTTATTTACTTACATGTATGTTTTCACTTGAAGAAAGTGGATGATTTAGAGATATATGAATTGTGCGAGCCTTCCAAAGACAAGTTGGAGGAGGTATGTGATTTAAGGCAACCGGTTGTGACTGATTTTATGAATGATAAATTAATGACAAATTGTAATTTAAATAGTATTAAAACAGCATATGGTGCATATGATATAAAAATAAGAAATACGAAGGAGTATGATGACGAAACAGAGTTGTATGTTCCTTTAGCGATAAGTGAATCAGCTGAATTATTTAAGAAAGACAAAGATTCAAAGTACATTAGCGAAAATAACTACGATTTTTTAGAAGAATCGGGTCTTATCAACTATTACAAAAATAATGATATGTTTTTGAGACCATCTATGGTTTCATCGTGCTCGTATGATATAATGTTCGCATCATTAAATGCTGAAACGCCTCTTCGATATGACATGAATTATCGCAACTATATTTTAGCGACGCATGGTAAGGTAACGATAAGATTATTTGCACCGAAAGCTACGAAGTATTTATATTCTGTGAATGACTATGAAAATTTTGAATTTATATCGCCAGTGAATCCGTGGGGTGTACAGGAGAAGTATCGTTCTGATTTTGACAAATTGAGGAGCATAGATGTATCATTAATGCCTGGACAAATGATACATATACCTGCGTATTGGTGGTATAGTATAAAGTTTGTGAAGTCAAATACGTCACTGTGCGTATTTAAATATAAGACGTATATGAGTGCGTTATCAATAAGTAATCATTTAATAATGAGAATGTTGCAGAGGCAAAATACCAAGCATGTTATAGCGAAACAGATCAGTGTTAGCGTACGAGGCGTACAACATAGTGAACCGATTGTATTAAATGATAAAGATACTTCGGGTGTTATGGGGGAAGATGGTTCAAAAGATGTAAAAATAGATGTATTGAATGAAGGGGGGAATGGTTCGAATACTATACAAAAACAGGTGGATAGCGAAGCTAACATTGATGGTTTTGGTAATAGTAGTTTAAGTGCGGCACCTGTTCAACAATCAGAGCATCTTCGAGTAGGCTAATAAATTGTGAAAGATTAATGTCGGATTTTTTGGATAATACGAGCATAAAGGGGTCTCTAAAGGGGACGGGTATAGTGTTTAAAATTTGAGCGTTAATATATTTATCTTTATCGAAGTAGTTATCGGGGTAGTCGTCATAATAGTTGAATGCTTTTTTAAAAATGATAATAGTAGAAAATAAAAATGCGATAGACCATAGATCGTATTGTTTATTATTTTTGGTCCATACGTAGTGATAACCTTTATTGAATGATATATTTTTTGTTTCGGGGCAACAGAAAGGGCGTGTTCCGCCGGTTCCTTGTGATACGCGATGAATACCGGATAGCCCGAAGTCTATAATATAAGGTATGTTACTAGATATATCTACTAATATATTATCGGGTTTAATATCGCCATGAACTATGTCATGAGAGTGCATAAAAAGTATAGATTTTGATATAGTAATGCACATTTGAATATAATACGTAATATTATAAAATCTGTTATTATATAACCGTATCCATTTATGGAGAGAGACAGTATTTTTTATGCGCGGTTGAATACTGAAGTGCATAACTCTGTTTTTTTCTTTGGTTTTATCTTTGGCGTTATCTGTATTTTTTCTAATACTATGTACGTAGTAAGGTAGAACTATATTATAAGGCTGTATTATGCCTTTTCCGATGCGATACATAACTTCAAGTTCAGGAATGAAAATATCGCTTTCATCGTCAATTTTAATGATAAAGTTATTTGTTTCAAAAACGCCATATCGTGTGAATAAGTCTATTAAATCTCCATTATACGTTTTTAATTGATGTAGACTAGTGAGGAATCGAGTGTCGGGGTTTAAAATTTTGGTAACAATTTCTTCAAATTCTTTAAAAATATATGGTTTTAATATAGTTTGTAAGTTGCTGTAATTATGTTGTTCATCATAGAAATCTGAAACATAATTTTGGTATTTATCTATATTTTGCTTATTATTTGTATATTCTTGTACTTGTGTATCATCGATAATATTATCAATTACGGATGAAATAATGTTGTAAGTATATTTAGACAGGTCTATAAATTGTGTATAATCGTTGGTAGATTTTGCGTCTTGGTCTTGGTCTTTGTGCTGGTGTTGGCGTGGGTCGTTGGAGATTTCATGTGTTAGTGTATTATGTATAGTAGTAACTGTTGTCATAGTTGTAGTAATTGTTATAATATCTGTTTCTATTTTTGTTTCAGTAACTTTTGTATTAATATTAGTATTATTGTGTTTAGTATTTAAATAAGATGAATCGGGGGCCGAAGATGGGTCAATATAGTGAGTTTTATTTGTGTTACTTTGTTTCTTAGTCTTTGGTGTAATTTTATTTTTAAAAATATCAAATTTATTTTTAAAAAAAGATATAAATTTTTGCATGGGTTTATTGGAATTTTCTTGCATTGTATATGAGTATATTTTTGTATAATAATATAACAGTATGTTTATATAGTTGTGCTAAATATAGTAACCGAAGGTAGATTCTTCACAGAATTCGATATATAAGAAACCGTCTTCATCTGTATTTTCTTTGTAAATATTGCCGATGAGTGATGTAATGGGGAAAACTTTGTTATTAATAAAGAAGAATAGAGCAATAGAAGGTTCAAGTTTTAGTTTATCGCGTAGAATTTTTATAAATTGTCCCATAGTTATGTCATATGGTACGAGGTATTTAATTTTGTGAGAAGCGGCGTTATAAGTATTATAACTTGCGGAAGATGGTGACATTTCGACAATAACGGGGATACGGTCGGGGTAAAGTGAAGTCATTTTGAATGATTTTTTCTTTCTTTCTTCTAGAGGTGTTGATTTTTTATAGTTGGATGTCGACTGGGGCATAATGTTTATATAAGTAATTTATATAGTGTATATAGATATATGTATTTTGTATTTATATTATATTATTTATGTGATATAATATAATTGTTAATAGTGAATTAATATTATTATATATTTTAACTAAATTTATTATTCCATTTATCTAAAACGAGTTGTGTATCTGTTTGATACTGTAGTTTTAGTTTATGGAGAATGTTAAGAAGTATATATTTATGATTACCTTTTATAAACTTTATGCTACGTTCTATATGTTTTATTGTTTGGTTTAATTTTTGCATTGACTGAATGAAGTGTGGAGGTGGTTTGGTGTAGTAATTATTGTCATGATTATTAGAATGCAATAAATGTTGAATACTGTGTAATATTGTAGCATAATGATTTTGCACGCGATATCGTGTTAATAGTAGTTGTCTATATATAGTGTAGTCTTCATTATATATTTTTAATTTTTGAAATAAGTTATGGACGTGTTGATAGGAGTTTTGTCTGGAGTATTTAATATTTTGAATGATTATTTTGATGTGAGGTGAAATAACAATGGATGGTGATGGTGAGGGTGAGGGTGAGGGTGAGGGTGAGGGTGAGGGTGAGGGTGAGGGCGTGTGTATCGTTGTCGACACATGATGTAGTGCCGATGTTTGCACGTGAGTTGGTGTGTGTATCGTTGTCGACACATGATGTAGTGCCGATGTTTGCACAGGATGTGGTGCCGATGTTTGCACGTGAGTTGGTGCCGATGTTTGCACAGGATGTGGTGCCGATGTTTGCACAGGATGTGGTGCCGATGTTTGCACACGAGTTGGTGTGTGTATCGTTGTCGACACATGAGTTGGTGTGTGTATCGTTGTCGACACATGAGTTGGTGCCGATGTTTGCAGAGGAATCGTGGTCAAAACCATAGGAATAGTTTTAACATGTTCATTTTTTTTCCTACAATAAATAGTACTTACTGCATTATTTGTCATCCATAACCACTCCGCTTGAAGATTTATACCTGTGCGCTCAGTCTCAAAAATCTGAAAACTATTATTTTGAAAATTCTTACCATATGATGCAGACATTTCCCAACCCACATCATCATAATCATACATAATCCAATCATCCGAAGGTTTTTTCGTAGATGTATTTGAAAAGTCCTTACATTTCCACTCTTCGTGCTTAGTATAATGTTTACCATGATCCATGTCCATAATAAACCCATTCAAAAATCCAGTGAACCGACTACCTATACCCGTAAAAGCAATTATTTTGGGACTTTCATCATATATAACAGGATAAAACTTCTTCGTATCATTCCACATAGGGTAGTCATACTCTACCAGCTGTGATATATTTAACTCATTATCAGGCTGGTCAATGTACTTACCGTCTACATATAATGAATATTGACACTCGCATGCAATATGTATTGGATACTTTATACCATAACTTGGATTCGCTACCAAGTTAACAGGAATTGCATACAGTTGTGTACATGCTTGAAATAATCCAATACAGAATAACGTACTCAAAAACAATGAAGGTTCCTTTTTAAAGACCATTTATCATACTTATAGCATATATTTTAATTCTTTTATATCAATTTATAAATCATATAAATGAAAAGATAAATCTAAATATAAATCTAAATATAATCTAACTACTATATTATATATTATAAAAATAATGTGCAATTCTTTAACATGGTTTTCTCAAGAAAATCCAGAACAAATACAAAAAATATATAACTTAATACAACACAAATCACTAACTAGCTTTTACTTATTTCATAATACTGTAGCAACCTCAGGTGAAATATTGAATTTTTTAAATAGTAATAATACATCTTCAAATTACTACGAAAACTTAGAAACAGTTATAAAAATCGAATTTCCAGATGTTACCTTTTCAATAACTAACATAACCACTTTTATACTACTTTCTTATATATCTCAAAATAATGTAAGTAAAATAATAGTCAATATAACAAAAAGTATAACAACGCCCATTACTGAATACGATATAGTATCAAACTTTAAAGATATAAAATTTTTTTATCCTAATTTGATAACGGAAATATATATATGCGATAAAGTAGATGAAAAATACAAAGATGACACATTTAACTATACAACTAACATATTCTGTAGAAACGCCGAACTATATGAATATTACGTAAATATGAAGTCATCTTTGTTGACATCATTAGAAACTACATATAACTACTTTCCTAAATTATTTTATATAAAGTTTGCAAATACACACGACGGTTCCGATAGTAAAAGTAACATTAACGGTAACCGTAATAGTAAACTTATAAAAAATAAATACAAAAAGGGTATTACATTCGGCACATTTGATTTATTTCATTTTGGTCACGATAATATATTAAAACGGTGTATGCAATTTTGTGAATATCTTTATCTTGGATTATCTAGTGATGAATTAAACATGATGAAAGGTAAAACAAGTGTAGATGACTATGAAAAACGCAAAAACGTTATTGAGAAGCTGCAATTCTGCGATGAAATCTTCAAAGAAGAGAGTCTTGAATATAAAGACGACTATGTATTACAAAAAGGCGCCGAAATATTAATGATGGGGGGTGACTGGGTTGGGAAGTTCGACTGGGTATCATGTGATGTACTATATATTGAGCGGACGCCGAATATCTCAACGACGATGTTGAAGGAACAAACAATAACCAAACAATAACAATAATTATTTAACAAAATTGATTTACAAATATGACACAATATAATATAACAAATTAACAACACGCCAAAGTAAATGAGCGGATTTACAAAGAGGGATGAAACCTATAAATGGGAAACAGATGATGTAAAAATTAGAATATATTATCCTGAAAAATATGGTAATACTAATTATGCAGGTGACTTGTGTAGAGATTCTACAGATAGTAGACCACGCGAAATTGGTAGAATATATCAAGAGTATGAAAGAAAGATTGGGTCATATAGATGTCCGGCTGAAATGACATACAGTGGACAAGATATGTCTTGTTGGGTTAAATATAGAGAAGACCTATTTAATAATTACAAACAAGAAGCCCTAAATAGTATAAGTAAGGAGTGGATAAGATTGATTACAAACTGTAAAACCATATTAACCAGTTATGAGTATGATATGTTTGAAGAATTTAAAAAGGTATATCCAAATATGGCCAATTATTTTAATCTTAAGGCAAACGATATAACGTGGGACATAGCAGGGAGTGGCGATAATAATATGATGATATTTACAGACTGTATAATTAAATGCGTTTTAAGCCAAGAAGCGCTTAATAAAAAAAATGAAAAAATACGTAAACAACGCGAAATATCCATAAAATATCAAGAAGAACAAAAGTTATTATTATATAAAAAGGAGTTTGAATGTGCGAAGTTATTTGACGAAATCGATAAAAATAAATTAAAATCTTCCGAATTATACGTCGAATATAAAAAAATTACTGAAAAAAAAGAGCAAGACAGGATATTTAATATAAGAACACAAAATTCGTCTGATAGATTTTTTAGAAGTGACTACGGACGTAATGATAATTGTCATTTCATAAACTATTTCACAGAAGATAAGAAAAAATATATAAATGGATTAATCGAGTTAGTAAAAAATCCAACACCAGTTAATAATGAAGGACGGTCAAATGCGACACAGGTTGTATCACAGGTACAACTGAATAAAGAACAAGATACTAGTAAAAATAATATAGTTATGACAGTAGTTGAAATAAAAGAAAATAATACAAATCTAGTAGACGTATGCGAAACGTCTGTAAAAAAACCCACAAAAAAAGGATTACGAAAAGAGAAAGATATAATACAAGTATTGAACATATTTACGAATCAAAATATGAAAAAAAAATATTTCGATTCAGGAATTTACAAGGTTGTTTTAAATACACCATTGTATCACCCAATTAATGAATACAATAAAAAATGTATTAGTTCATATAAACTTGGTGAGTATTTATACTTCTTATACAAAAAAGAAATAAGCGAGTTTTGTCTAGATGATAAAAAATATTACGAATTTATGTCTAAATCGACATTGATACCTTTATAATTATTTAACAAAATTGATTTACAAATATGACACAATATAATATATAACAGTATTATCTCATAATCACATCAAAGTAACTATAACATTAACAAACGCATGTCTACAGAGATAGTCGACGTCAATACCGATACCAGCGAAGTATCAAATATACCTGAAAAATATCGCGGCAGAACGGTTATAAATTCTAAATACATATTCGAAACGAAGATAGGATCAGGAAGTTTTGGAACAGTGTATAGAGGAAGAAATATTATTTCAGGCGATGGTGTTGCGATTAAGTTTGAAGCGACTACTGCAAAAGTACCTACTCTTTTATGGGAGTCAAAGGTAATGAATCACTTGGCTGGAAAACCTGGTGTTGTAAAGTTGCGTTATTTTGGAACGGAGTCAAATAAAAATATAATTGTAATGGATTTATTTTCGCATACGTTGTGCGAAGAAGTTACGAAAATTAAGAAGGACAATGCAAATACGAATATGACTACAAGTATGATAGAAAAAAGTATAACACATGAATCATCAAAAGAGTCAGCATCATCTCCTACTAACGCGGATATTGAATGTGGAACAGAACAAAAAGAACAAACGATACACTCTTCGTCGAGTAATGATAGTAAAGGTGCGGTGAATATAGATATGAGCGAAGGTGCAACTTTGGCGCGTTTAATACAACCTAAAAATGCATATACGGTGTCATCAGCATCATCAGAAACGCCCCTTCAGTTACCGAGTGTATCAGTGCATATATTGGCGGTAACTAAGTATCTTATTTCAATGATAGAGATTATTGCACGCGTGCATGAAGCGGGTATCGTTCACCGTGATATAAAGCCTGACAATTTTATGCTGAGCATGGTAGGAAATAGTGATGATAGTAGCAGTAGTATTGAAAAAAAGTTAAATATAATTGACTTTGGTCTTTCGAGATTTTATATGAAAGGAGACAAACATGTTGATAATACGGGTGACCGGTCAATTGTAGGAACTATTCGATATATTAGCAAGCATGTACATGAAGGAAATGTGTATTCGAGGCGTGATGATATTATATCGATACTATATGTGGCGATATATCTTGTGAAAGGGAGTTTGCCGTGGATGGGGCTTACTGCAAAAAAAGGAGATACGACATCAAAGGAAGAATTGGTGTACGATAAAAAAATAAAAACTACGTCGACCGACTTATGTGAAGGTATTCCAAATGTATTTAAAAAATTACTGGATTATTCGTATAGCCTTAGTTTTGAAGATAAACCTGATTACTCGTATATGACAAGACAGTGTAAAAACTATTTGAAACTGTATATATAAGAATAAATATAAACAATCAAAAATACTTAAAGCCATAATATATACTATAGTATCGACAAACTTACAATGAGTTCTGAAAGTTCTTCTGGTACACCAGCCCCTGTTCGTCTTACTGGGCGCGTGAAGTGGTTTAATAACAAGACAGGTTTTGGTTTTATTTCGGTTGTTGGAGGAAACGACCAGTACAAAGATGCTAGCGAGATCTTTGTTCACCACTCGGCGGTTACGGTAAGTCAGGAGCAATACCGTTATTTGGTAGAGGGAGAGTATGTGGAGTTTTCAGTAGTAACTACTGAGTCTGGAGTCCATAAGATTCAGGCGGGTGATGTTCGCGGCGTAAAGGGAGGCAAGTTGTTTTGCGAGACTCGTCACGAGCATCGTGTTTCACATGATGGAGGTGCGGGTGCGGGTGCGGATAAGAGCGAGAGAGGAAGGCCTCAAGTGCGTGGACGTGGTGTTAGTGGTCGAGGCGGACGTGTTGACAGGGGTGGTCGTGGTGGAACTGAGTGGATGCTTGTTCGTCGTGACCAGACTGAGCAAAATGATTCGCGTGGTCATGGACGCGTACATGCGCGTGGTCGTGGACGTGGACGCGAAGAGTATTCTGAGCGCCCTGCTCATTCTGATAATTCTTCCTCGCACACCCCTGCCCCTGCCCCTGCAAAAGAGGAAGCGAGCAGCGTTAGCGAAGTCCCCTCAACCCCTCGCGCGGTTTCAAAGAAGACACCTCGTCAGTCTAAACCTTTTGCTTAAGTAGCTATATTGATATTCATATTCAATTCAATTCATTTGTTAAAACTTTTCATGTGTTTAACAAATGAATTAAAAAATGTAATATTATTATAATATTTATTTTTTCATAGTTAACGATAGTCTTCTAAGTTTTTGTTTTTTTGATAAATATTTACTTCTTTTAACGAGTGAATATTTTTTACCAGGGAATCTTAGAAGTTTCGGTTTATTTTTACAAGTGAATGCGCTATGCTTAATACCTTTACGACGAAAAATGGTATCGTTGCAAATACCGATCGCGCGTGATTCGTCGGCGTTAGAATCAGAATTACCTGTACTATCTTTAACTTTTTTAATACACTTACATAATTTTTCCGCAAGGATTTCTTCTGCTTTATTTTTTACTTGTTTGGAAGATTCTGAAGGAGAAAATGGTATATTATAATAATTTAATATTTTTTCATAATCGGTTTTAGTTAAAATACCCATAAATATAAAGTAGTATTAAAGTTATATTAAAAGTAGATAATAATTATTTTTATAACAAAAAATATATATTTATATTTTATATTCATTTTAATTTTAAATGCCTAAATCAATAAAAAAGATTAAAAAGAAAGTGGTTGTTTTTGATTTAGATGAAACGTTGGGATATTTCGGACAGTTAGGCAGATTTTGTAATTTATTAGATGAATACCATAAAAATTCAAATAAAGCATACAGTATTTTTAATGAACTAATGGATTTATATCCCGAGTTTACTAGACCTAATATTATAGATATTTTAAAACACTTACTACAAAAAAAGAAGGAAAATAAATGTCAGGCTGTTATGATTTATACAAATAATACAGGAGAACGAAAATGGGCCGAACATATTAAGGGCTATTTCGAAAACAAGTTGAACTCAAAAATATTTGAACAAATAATAGCAGCTTTTAAAATAAACGGAAAAGTCGTTGAAATAAATAGAACTACGCACGAAAAATGCGTAGATGATTTTTTTAGGTGTACCAAGTTACCATCAGATATTGAGATTTGTTTTATAGATGATATATTTCATCCCAAAATGAAGAATGATAACGTATACTATATTCATGTTAAAGAATACAAACACCTTTTACCTGCAAATGAAATGTTAAATCGTTACTTGAATTCACATCTTTCTAGTGACATAAAAAATAAAGACGAGTTTAAAAAATTTACTATGTTTAATTTAAAATATAATATAGTAGAAAAAGATAAACATGAACAAGAAATAGATATAATTGTTAGTAAAAAAATGTTGGAGCATATAAAAGAATTTTTTGAAAAAGATGAGCCGATTATGAAACTTAAAGTATACAATAAAAATCAAAAGTCTTTCAAAAAAAACAACAAAACAAATAACAATAAAACACTCAAAAAAAAATAATATATTTTAACTTAATCTCGTACCAACCCTGCAGATTATAATTTGAGATTATTTTCTTCTAAAACGCGGTGAAGCGCCTTTGCATGTTTCTTTGTTTTTTTGTGACTGTTCACGTTGAACAATTGAACTTCACATCCACACTCGCACATAATCTTTGTCTTCGCCTTTTCAAGAATTTCCTCTCTCCTTTTCTGGTAGTAGTCTTTGTTATAATTTTTTATCTTGTCTCCTTGCTCTTTGTTGTATTTTTTCTGGTACTCCAGTTTGCGTTCCCGATTCCTGTAGTAGTATCCATTTTTTTCACCTTCACATTCTCCATCAGCTTCGGTTTCAACTTCCATAACCATCTCGGTCCTGCATTTGTTATTCGTGTATTCTCTATCAACCGCAACATCGCACATTGTGTTGTTATCTATTATATTATTTATATTTGTCGTCTCAATTGTATCGAGCGACGTAGTCAAAAGAGACGATATTAAGGAAACGTCTATGCTAATTTTTTTCACACATCGACAACCCGAATCACCCTTTTTTTCTTTCGACAAGGGTGAAGAAGCAACGAATGTAACACCAAGAGACGCCATTTTATATTGTTTTGTTTTCGAATACTCATACATATATCGTGTTTTTTCGTTTCAATTTTTTGTACCCTCTAAAATAGTAGTAAATAAAAAATGTAACCGAATGCGTGTTTTCAACTACACACTAAAGTTTGGTATAAGAGCGGCAACAAAACTTGTCTAGCTTGCCTAAAAATATGGCGCCACTTTCGGAGTGTCTTTTCATTTCTTCGGATGTTAATGTAACGTCAGTAACCAGGACCTTTTTGTTTCCCTGTAACCAGTAAGTATAAGGAGGACTTTTTATAGTCATTGTTTTCAAACCATCACGACGTAATTTGTAGTCAATAGGTTTGGATGTTCGCGACATCTGGACTTCTTCGGAAAACCATCCGTAATATTCAACTCCAGAGTCTTTAACGGTAAAACTGTCAGCAATTTGCCTCTGCGTTTCAAGTACCCTTTCAAGAAGAGTTAGGGCATCTTCGTTTCCAGGACTTGAAACACTTGTCATTTTGAAATATTTGAAATATTTTGTTTTCTCTTATGTATTAGTTATAGGTAATTAATTACTTTCAATTTTTTTGAAAATAATTAGTAGTAAGTTAGTATTAAAATATATATATGATATTAGCGTCGATAACGCCTTCTCGTATTTTTACGCATTGACATCTTTCGGCGAGACCGAAACTTCCTAATTGCACTCATTCGTCTTCTTCTAGTACCACCACCATACTGAGAAAATTCAAACCCTTTTTTTTTGCGCATACCCATACCCGTACCCATACCCGTACCCATATTCATGACATTCTTTTTCTCGGCATTATTAGCATTATTAGCATTATAATTTGTTAATATAACTAGCGACTTGTTACTTCTGCCTTTACCTTTATTATTTTTATCTAAAATCCATTTTTTTAAATGTTCATAACTACGGTCACCTTTATACATATCATGCCTCGTAATATTATTTGGATGAAAATACAATATGGTAGGAAATCCAGAAACAGAAGGAGATATTCCACTCTTTTTAAACATATCCATATTAGAACTTTCGATTGCTCCTAAAATAATTTCATTTTTATGTTTATCTTTAAGTTCGTTTATTAACTTGTTCCATGTAGGTTTCATAATTTCACAATGCCCGCATCCATTCATATAAAACAATACAATACCGTGCTTTTTTTTCAACTCCATAATTTCACTGTCGGTTAACGTTTTAGGATGATCCTTATTTGAAAACATTTATATGAATATTTTATATATTTAATAAATATTATTTATTATAACATATGTTACAATATTTTTTTATAATAAAATAATATATAAACGATGTTAAAAAATCTATCAATAATTATTTTATTTATAATGGTTACATATTTTGTATTAAATTATACATCGGATGACTTTAAAGAAGCACTAACAATGCCGGGACTCGATACTAACTGTCCAAATATATTAATACAAAAGGGAGCACTACTATATTTATATAACTCGAAAAAAAAGGAAGTACCTGGTGTAAATCCAGTTATATTTAACAATTTAGAAGAATACGTAGAATTTGTAGAATTTCAACGCGCATCTGGAACTATATGCCCAGTATTATATTTACAACATTCAGATGAAGCCAATGGTACACAGTCATATAAAATTCGCCCTAGTCCTACAAATTTACTAGGCGGATTAAGCGGCGTCCCGGCTTCTGGATTTCCTTCTTTACCTCCTCCGCGAAAACAAGTTACAAAGTTGCTAGACGCGTCCAACGATGATCCACCTTATAATACAAATTCATACCCTGGATATGATGACTCCAATACTCAACAAGGAGATTTTACACCGGATATGATGCTTGACTATATTGCCGAATCTAGCGGCCTTAGCCCTAACCCTATGGACTCAAATTGGGGTGGTTCCGACTTCACACAAACACTCGTAGATGGTGGTTACTATAAAGATCAAGAAGTGAAAATGCGGTAACCATGCTGTAGCACAGTACGACAATTATTTATTCGCGCATAAAAATTTTTTAATATTATCTACACAGTTTTTATTTATTTTACGCATACTACCTAACTCCGTCTTTAACATAAATGTGTTTAAACATGTCGGGTCCTTTTCAAGTTGATATAATAGATTTTGTACTGTATTATATTCACTCATAATTTGCGTAGCCGTTTTAGAATTTATACCTGGAATACAAGATAACATGATTATATTTATATTTTCCGGAGTTATATATTCGTTTTTTTCTTTATGACCTTTAACGACACTGCAGTACTTTTCACTTTCTTCCGTTTCTGTAACTTCTTTCAATTCTTGTATAACTGCACCTGTAGACAACGCGCCATTATCGCTACTTGAAGAGTTAAGCTCATAATACGGTTTTCTGTTTTTTTCATTTGTAATAGTTTTATCATACTTGTCCGCAAAAAAAACAATTGTGTCAGCAGTTTCACAAATGGTGTTTGTTCTTAATACCGAAAATCCTTTATAATATAAAAGCGAGAACATAGAGCTCATAAGGGTTTTTTTCGAAATATGCGTCCTTTTTTCATTATATCGTTCAATATCTCCCTCAATGATATATATAATATTATGGTTATGCGTTGGTTCTTTATCTAAGCGAAACGACTGTTCGTTATATCTACCATCTTTAATACTTGCTGCTAAATCATTTAAAGTTTTTCTTTCAAAAATAAGAATAGTTTTCCCCGAATCATCCTCAAAAACTATGTCACCAATATGAAGTTGTTCTATTTTCATTTTATTGAATTTCGCATTTTCTCTCGGTTCTGTTGCTTCTGTAGGTAATATATCGTTACTCACTTGCACATCCTGAAAGAGGTGGAGGGGAATCAAGCATCCGTTCTTACTTTTATTTGAAGTTTCGCGAGAGGAAGATGTTACACTTGCATCAACCAAATGTGCTTCTATTCTTCTTTCAATCAATGGTATCAAATCAGTTTCGCGATTATCTACTTTTATTACTATGCCTCTGGAATACATATGAAAAGACTATTTTTCTTGCGTATATATATTATCTTGTATATTTTTTATATCGTTTATTTATATATAATAACTATATGTTATATCATGGTATATGGTGTGCATATACCTTACATGTAGTTATTATCGACTAGTATATTATATATGAATTATATGAACTATATGAATTACATCATTGGACCGGCGTGGCGAGGAGCATTATAGTATTGTCTAAACTTAAACAAGTAGTTCGCGTTTAGGGCCGGAACAGCAATGTGTGACCTTTGAGCAAAAGGTATCATAAAACCGGTTGCACTTGGTTGTGCTCCACCTTTCTTAGGCCCACCACCGTTGTTAATATTTGCATATAGTCCATCGGCCGAACCAGGACCGCTAAACAATACGCGACGAGCCACGGCTGAACGTCCATTTCTGCTTCTTTGTCCGTTTCTTTCAGGCATTTTTTAATTCTATATAATCTTATAATATTAAATTTAAAAGATTATAATATGAAAAATATTTTTAAACCGCGGGTATTAATAGTACTTTATTAAATACTAGATGGATAACCATTACCAAACAATCGTTTGATACCAGGAGAATACTGCATTCTTCCAACACCACCGGTACCTTTGTTGTAAGTAATCAAACCCTTGGCCTTCAAATATGCGAAACCAGCTTGACAACCAGTAGGAATACAGTAGTTACAGTAACTGGTCTCTTTCTGATAGACACCTACAATGCTAGCAGGAACGCCAATAGTAGGAGGCATTCCAGCCATGCTTCCGAAAATACATCCTTTATTAGTAAGAGACTCGGAAGATCTAGCCCTCTTACCACCGACAACATTCATTCCAACCATTTTATTTTTTTATATATATGCTAAATATAAAATTATATCAAATATACCAAATATACCAAATATACATTTAATATTATTATTTTGTTTATAAAGTAAAATAAATTGAAATCATTTAAAGATAAAAATATAATTAACAGTAAGGTCTATCAACAAAACAAAAGAGTCACATCTTCTAAATATCAATGACAACACCCTCAAAAAAAGTAACCGAATCAAACTCGCCTGATAATTCTCCTTCTCCTAAATTAAGCACGAGTATATCATCGGGTCAGGGGAAAAACATACTAAATGATATGGACATTATTCAATGTGATGAAGGATACATATTTAATCCATACAATCAAGAAAATAGAGAGATTACATTGAACGAAGTTCAATCTATTCTTTCATCATATGGTATTCCGACACAGTTAAACAATTTTGAACTATATCGCCGTGCATTTATTCATGCTTCATATACGAAACGACCACAGCTAGAAAATGCTAGAGAAAATATTAAAATTATGCCTCAACCTGCAAACTGTATGGCTCTCAGAACGAAGTCTAATGAACGGCTTGAATTTATCGGAGATGGAGTTCTAGAATGTGTTACAAAATATTACCTATATCGCAGATTTCCTAAACAAAACGAAGGGTTCATGACAGAAAAAAAAATAGCAATTGTAAAAAATGAATCCATTGGAAAACTTGCATACGACATGGGGCTGCATAAATGGTTTATTATTTCAAAACATGCAGAAGAAAAACATACACGTACTAATCTTAAAAAATTGGGGTGCCTGTTTGAAGCATTTATAGGTGCATTATTTCTCGACTTTAATAAAATTACGGTAAATGATGAAGGGAAATGGTTTGAAAACGTATTTGTTACAGGTCCTGGTTTTCAAATGGCGCAAAAATTCATAGAAGCAGTATTTGAAAGACATATTGACTGGATATCGCTTATTAAGAATGATGACAACTATAAAAATATTTTACAAGTAAAAATACAGAAAGAATTTAAAACTACTCCTGATTATTTAGAAATACAACACGATATTGACATAGGATATACTATGGGTGTTTATTTATGTCTTGGAAAAGAAATATACCAAGTCGACTATAGAAAGGCAACTAGCTACAGTGACTTAAAGTCATTTACAAAAATTCGCGAAATATATGAAGAGAAGGGGTATGTTTTAGTTCATTTTGCTTCTGGTACGCATAAGATTAAAAAAAAAGCGGAACAAATGGCTTGCGAATTTGCCCTTCAAAATATTTAATGTTTACGATGTTAACAATAATAAAGTGATTTTTATATTTTTATTATTGTTGTATATAATAAATATTTGTATAAATATATTATAATGGCGGACCAAGAATTCGAAAAACTAAAGTCACAGATAAACGATTTAAAACAAAGATTATCTGCCTCCGCCGATAATCCACAAGAAACAAGAGAAATAAAAGACGTGTTAAAAAGGCTAGAAAGAACAGCAAGTTCTTATGCTGGATCTTCAAGTGTGTTAGCTTCATCTACGCCTGTGTCACAATCTCAATCTGTCGTAAATGACCCATATATGCAAGGTGAAGGTGAAGGTGAAGGTGAAGGTGCAGGTGAAGGTGAAGGTGCAGGTCCAGGTGCAGAAGAAGATGTAAATATCGCAGAGTCAGCTGCTGTCGCCGCTTCCGAAAAAGCAAAGTCGGAAAGAGACGAACTGTCTGATAAGGCAAGGGAGAATTTATTACAAGTATCGCAGGCACCTGATGTAGGACCTAATATTCTTCCTAGTGGAAAACCAGGAGTAGACTATGCACAACAAATTATGATAAAGCAGCTTCAAACATCATTAGCACCAGCATTTATTTTAGACAGATTAGAAAAAAAACCCAATCCTGCTTCGCAACCTACATCAGGAGAACCTGAAAAAACCGAAAAACCTAAACCACAAGCAAGACAAAAAATAAAAATTACATTCCGCAAACAAGGGGACGGTGAAGGTGTAGCCGGTGTAGCCGGAGAAGAAGGCAAGTCTGTACAAGGTGTCGTTACTGTTATAGATAAGCGCGCAGAAGACACACTAAATCGTGACGAAATTTTAGAAAGACTGCGTGCTACTTTACAAGTTCATATTTCGAAAGCTAGCGACTTTCCCAAAACGAAAACAAAAGCACAAGTACAAGCTGGACCACAAAGTGTAAAACATTCATTTATTCCTGACTCTGCTGCTGTTGAAGCGGATACCTCTTTACTTACTCGCCAAATTGTTATTATAAGAAAATTACCATCTCGTATATTCCTGGTCGAAGATGTTTCTCTTATTATGGGAGCATCCGAACCACCATCTAAATTAACCCAGGTTAGGGATATAGGTAAAGGATCGGTTGCGATAGCTTCATCAAAACGCTTAACCGAAAAACCTGCATGGGGTTTAGTATCCGAAGAAATAGAAAAAATGGAAATAAAGGGCGAATTAGTTGCAAACCGATTACCTAGAAGACCACTTCCTAGTGTATCTGCATCTCATTACTATATGAATAATCGCCAAAAATTCGTTAACTTTATTAATGAACTTTTTTTAACGTACCACGACGAAATTTCTAGTCAAAAAGAACAAATTTCGTGCGACCCTGCCGCAAATGCCGAGTTTTCTCTTTTAACGCATCAAAAAATAGTTCGCGACTATTTGAATGTATACACACCATATCGCGGGCTACTGTTGTACCACGGATTGGGAAGTGGTAAAACATGTTCTTCTATAGCAATAGCGGAAGGCTTAAAAACATATAAAAATGTTATTGTAATGACACCAGCGTCGCTGCGAAGAAACTATATTGAAGAAATGAAAAAATGCGGTGATGAAATTTATAAAAAAAATCAGTTCTGGGAATTTATACCCGTTTTGAACAAAACTGACCCAATGGTACAAACACTGTCTGCTATTTTACAACTAAAAGACAAATTTATAGTCGAAATGAAAGGTGCATGGCTTGTAAATGTTAAAAAGCCATCAAACTACGTTTCATTATCTTCCTTGGAAAAAGAGAGCCTTGACCGCCAAATAGAGCAAATGATAGATGCAAAATATACATTTATTAACTATAACGGTATGCGAATGAGTCACTTAAAATCGCTTTCTTCTGACTTTACACATAACCCCTTTTCAAATCATGTAATTATTATCGATGAAGCACATAACTTTATTAGTAGAATCGTAAATAAATTAAGACGCCCAAACACACTTTCAATGAAACTATATGATATGTTAATGACAGCTGAAAATGTAAAAATAATTCTTTTAACAGGAACACCGGTTATTAACTATCCTAATGAAATTGCTATTATTTTCAACATACTGCGAGGTTATATTAAAACATGGAAATTTCCTCTTCAGATTGGAACACAAGCAAAAGTCGACAAGAAACTACTTACACGGATGTTTGAAGGGCTAAATACACTCGACTATATGGACTATAATGATAGCTCACACATACTTACGGTTACGCGAAATCCGTTTGGGTTTTACAATGTCGACGATAAAGGACAATATAATGGTGTCTTGCAAGTATCACCAGAGGGCGAAACCCCCACCTTATCCGATACTGAGTTTGAGAAACTTGTTCTTTCAACATTAAAAACGCGCGATATTACTGTAACACCGGGAAGTATTACTATAGAAACATTCAAAGCATTGCCCGACTCATTAGATGCATTTCGTTCTTATTTTATTAACTCTGAAACAGGGCAAGTAAAAAATATAAATATGTTTCAGCGCCGTATAATTGGACTCACCTCGTATTTTAGAAGTGCTCAAGAACAGCTGATGCCGAAGTACGATAAAGATATGGATTTTCGTGTCATAGAAGTACCCATGAGTGACCACCAATTTGCAGCATATGAAAAGGCGCGTAGTGCTGAACGTAAACTAGAAAAGAAGTCAAAATCTAAAAAGAAACCTGGTGCAAAAACTTCAGGAGCAGGTGCAGGTGGAGAAGGAAAGGGCGATGATATATATGAAGACGCTGTATCTACGTACCGTATTTTTTCGAGATTGTTTTGTAACTTTGTTTTTCCAACAGAAATAGGAAGACCTTTACCCAAAGAGGACGCAGATGTTGAAGGCGCCATTCGTGAAGGTGCGAATGAAGAAGATGTGGATGCAATAAAGGCTACGGAAAGGTTAGACAACCCAAATGGCGAACATACAACAGATGAAGTAGAAGAATTATCGGCAGAGATATCTGGTAAAGTTGATACAACATATGATAGAAGAATTGCTGCTGCTTTAACGCGACTTAAGGGTGGTATGATGAAGTTTCTTACAAAACCACCGGAAGGAGAGTTGCAAGTATATAGTCCTAAGTTTTTAGCAATGTTGGAAAATATACAAGACTCGCACCATCAAGGTTTGAATTTGGTTTACAGTCAGTTTCGTACGCTAGAAGGTATAGGAATTTTTTCACTCGTTCTTGAAGCAAACGGTTTTGCACGTTTTAAAATACGTAAAAATGATTCAGGGAACTGGATATGGGATATAAGCGACGAAGATCAAGGTAAACCTATGTTTGCATTGTATACAGGCACAGAGACGGATGAGGAGCGTGAGATTTTAAGAAATGTTTTTAATAGTACATGGGATTATATTCCTGTTTCAATCAGAGAACAACTAATGCCGAAGTCGACAAACAACTTTATGGGACAAATTATAAAAGTTCTTATGATTACTGCTTCAGGTGCCGAAGGTATTAGTTTACGTAATGTTCGTTATGTACATATTATGGAGCCATACTGGCATCCCGTGAGAATAGAACAGGTAATTGGGAGGGCTAGACGTATTTGCAGCCACAATGACTTGAAAGATGAAAAGTTGCGAACAGTACACGTGATGTTGTATGTGATGAGTTTTACACCACAGCAAATGATAGATGACTCATCTCTTGAACTTAGGTTAAATGATGTTAGTAAGCGTGATTCAAAAAAGCCTTTGACAACCGACCAATCATTATTTGAAATATCTACTATAAAAGAGGAAATCAATCGTCAGTTACTTATGGCTGTTAAAGAAGCGTCTATCGACTGTTCCATTCATCGAAACGTCGCATCAAAGGAAAAACTAAAATGTTTCACATTCGGTCTAGTGAATTCAAACAAGTTTTCTTATGCACCATCCATAGATACCGAAGAATCTGATGCATCTATGGCCCAAAATACGAAGGAAGTAGAACTGAAACTAGTAAAGATTTCATTGACTATTGGGGGTGTTAAATCTGACTATGCATTTGATAAGAAAACGAATACTGTATATGACTATAATAGTTACCTTGCCGTTAAAGATATGGGAGGTGAACCATTAATGGTTGGTAAAATAGTAGAGAAAGATGGTAGCAAATCTTTTGTTAAAATGAGCGCATCGACAATGGAACCTTCTGCTTCTGCTTCTGCTTCTGCTTCTGCTGCACCATCCGCTAAACCTAAAAAGCCGGAAGGAGGGGTTGCGGCTTCTAGTAAACCTAAGGATATGTAAAAGTTAAAAACATGAGGCGTTACAGATGCGTGAGATTAATCGAAAATCGTTTTATATAATATTTATTCAATATTGGTAAAAATATTATATGATTTATAAACTGGTACTTTCGTGTCGTTCTACCTTTGTGAGTAACTCTAAAATTTTATCTTGGGTTTGTTTTATAGTTTCAATATATGTCTGTATTTTATTTATCTTTTCATCTAATTTCTCATATTCTCTCGAGTGTCTTATCTCTCTAGGTTTTTCATTAACAAAAAGTTGTATAGTATCATCCCCGGAGGCACTGTCTTCTTCATAATCCGTGATAAAATTATCCAACGGTATAGTATCAAGATTCGAATCATTATGAGTAGCTGTACTTGTTCTTTTTAACTTGGAAAGAAATGACAATTCCTGGTTATGGTTATGGTTATCATTTGTAGTAACAACTTCTGCAATATTTATTCCATCAGTTTCGTACGATATTTCTTCATTATTTACTTCGTTAAATGAGACATTTTTTTTACTTATAATAGTATTTTGTTCAACGGGACGTTTTATTTCATGTGAACGTTTTACTGCAATAGAAGCATTAAGAGCACTAGTAACAGGATCATTTGATCCCGTTATCCACTCTTCTGCATTTTTTGAATAATCATTATTTGTATTCATAGTTAGTTGTTCCAACTCTCTCTGACGAGATGATAAAGCCTCTGCTAATAATTTATCCATTTCGTCACTAGCTAGTTTATTATCATTCAGCTTAGTATCAGAAAAATCAATGCTTGCCGGTTTTTTATTATTTAACATAGTATTCATTTCTTCTTGTTTTTCTTTTAATCGACTTTCTAACTCTGTCATACGATAGTTTTGTATATCATCAGCTCTATATATCTCTTCTATTTTCGGTTTTTTACTATTTGATTTTGAGTCAATATTTTTAGATGATTCAGGTGTCATACCAAATCTAGGAGGAACAGGTAATGTATTCATATTTGATGGTACTAGAGGTGTTAAAGGGTTAACTTGTTGTTGTCGCGGCGGTTGTTGTTGCCTTTGCGGTTTTTTAAATTTACCCAAATCATTAATCATTTTTTTAATTACAGCCTTGTTACTATTAATTATCATTTCTGATGCCTTTTTATCATAATCATCGTCACCCTCGTCATTTTTATCAAAAAAAATATCAAATTCTGGTTTCATAGATAAAATAGTTGTCTCAAAAATTCTTTTTATATTTTCAAAGTAATTATTCGGAATGTCATTAAAAACACCACCTTCTTGTAAAAGACCCCATATAATGCTTTTATTTTCATTTTTTGTAAAATCTATAAATGACATTTAAAAACCGTTAATATTACTATTATATTTATAACTATACTATATATAAGTTATTTAATATATTTTTTTACGGAATAATATCTAACACATGCGCGATTTATTATTTTTTAAACTAATATAAATATATAAACTTACACGCCTTGAAATAGGCAAACCTTGTTGATTTTTAGTGGGTTTTGTCCCATTTCAAATCTTCAAGGGTGTAAAACAATGAAACAGTAAAAATATTAAATATTAAAACCAAAAATAATTAAATAGATTTTTGTTTATACTATTACTATAATAGTATAAATGGAAAATAATTACTTTATATTTAATCAGTCGGGTAGATTTGGTAACGCCGTTTTTAGATATATGGCCTATATAATGTTACAAAAAGGTAACGACAATTTTAAATACATACTAGACACTGATTTTTCGAAGCTTAATATACCCAAATATACATTCTTTAGTGGGGTTGATTACCCAGGCAATGATATAAATTCTAGCAAATATAGTATCATTAAATACACGCAAACTAAATGCGATAAGATCATGGACGCTGAAGGATATAATACCCTTGGGTTCATAAAAAAAGACATAGATATTTCAAAATTATGTAAAACGGATTATATTAATGATGAAGTAGGTGGAGGAATATTTGTAAAAAACACAAAAATAATAAATGAAGATAACTTTTTTAACTATATTCAATATATTGACGAGGAAAATCTAAATATATCACAACTACCAAAAAATAGAAACATATCTTTAAATGGATATTTTCAATACGACCAAATTTACTTACAAAATAAGAGTTATATTTTAGAATTTTTAGAACGAAATAAAGATGTTCATCAAGTTACAACAGATGGTGAGATATATTTTACGAAAAGCATTATAGATGACATGGTATTAGAGTCATCAAAAATATATGAAAATGTAATACATATACGGCTTGGAGATTTTAATGGTAGACCAGACTTTATAGAACATGAATATTTACTGCGTTTATTTTCTAACATAAAAGATACATTTTATAAAAAAACTGCGATTGTCATCGAAAACCCGTCAAGTCAGTTGGACATAAACTATTTGAATACAGTTTTAGAATGGTTTAAACAAAATAATGTACCAACCCCAGTAGTAGAATCGAATGATATGTTAACTGATTATAATATTATGAAACAAGCAAAGGTAATAGTAAGCTCGATGAGTACTTTATGTTGGGCGGCGGCATATTTTTCGAAGTCATTGGAAAAGGTCTATATACCCAACTATAATTTTTTTAATATTGAAGATAGAAAAAATGGATTTTTCAAGATGCCTATACAAAATACAATTTTATATGATGTGAAGACAACAAAATTTACGGATATAAAAGTAGTAATATTAACACTTAAAAAATATTCACACCGAATGAATAAAGTATACGATTTAGTAAACAAACTTTCACAGTTAGGATTACGTTGTAGTTTATTTTACGGCGTTAATGGTGAAGACATTGCGTATAGCAAAAGTATGTCATCAAATATTTATAACTTAGAATATAAAAATGAAGTAAAGAAATATGACTGTTCTATAAGAGTCAATAAACAACTTATGACAAATGGAGAGTTAGGATGCGCATGGTCGCATATAAATATATACAAGACTTTATTAAAAGACAACAGTGTTGACCGGTACTTAATTTTCGAAGATGATGTAGAAATTGTTGAAAGTTTGGAATATGCATATGAATGTTTAGTTAATATTCCTAGTGACTTTGATATGTGTCACGTTTCAAAGTCAGACTGGTATAACTTTGTATTAAGCGATAAAGTAAATGAAATGTGGAACACTATTCATAAACAATATTTTAATAGACTTACAGCTTATATTATATCTAAAAGTGGAGCTAAAAAAATATTAGATTATGTCAAAGATACCATAAATATTCCCGCAGATGACTTACTATCAAATATGCATTTAGAAGACAAACTAAAAGTATATGTTCCTTCGAGATATATATTTCATGAACCTAAAAATACCGTATCTATAATAGGAAATTTTGTTGGTAAACAGTAATTACATATTAGTTAACACAATAGTTAACACAATAGCAATAGTGAATATACAATATACTATTATTTACATAAACATGTTTAAAAATATCTCTAAATAATATTATAGTTTTAAATATCATTATAATGTTACATACCACATATAAGCCTCAACCTTTTTTCGTAAGTAATTTAAACTTACTATTTTTTGATATTTTTTATAAAAATAATAAAATATATTTGATAATGCCGATATATAATATACCAGCATCCTCACAGCATATAACAATAACCGTAAATAATAAAATATTAAAACTTACAGAAAGCCATATAAAAGATTCGAATGAGCCTATTTTAGTATATGTTTATGAGTATATAACTCCGCCAAATACAGTAATAAAAGTCAATATTAGACTTATTAACAATATGATAAAATCATATGATATTCAACATATCTATACGAAACAGGCATCAAGTTTAAATAATAATAGTAATAACTTCTTAGCTTTAACTACATTATTTAAACACGATTATTATTTATTCCCACTATTTTATAATTACTATAAAGAACAAGGGGTTGACCATTTTTATATGTATTATAACGGGACTATTACGCCCGAAGTAAGCAAAATGTTTGATAAGCACGATGTTACATTAGTTGAGTGGAATTTTCATTATTGGAATCCGCGTGGTGTAAAATACGCTCACCATGCACAAATGGGACAGATGCATCATGCTCTATATAAATACGGTAAAGACATATACGACTATATGATTTTTTGTGATTTGGACGAGTATTTACATATTCCTAAAAATAAACTCATTGACTCTACTGCACCCAATAACGAACTGCATACTGACAATACAATTAGACGGTTTATTGCAAATAATCCTGATACTGAGATTTTTGGATTTTGTAACTATTGGGCAAACGCCATTGATGATAATCTTCCAATCACACCATATTTGCCTAAAAAATTCTTGGCTGTAACCGAACCTTGTGAATATAAAGAAAGAAGTAAAAATATTTATAAAGTGTCATTTATAAATACAATTGGAGTACATCAAATAGGGGATGAATATTATAATTCATTGACCGCGTTAAGCGTAATAAAAAGTATAACAGACTTAAGTATGTATCATTTTTATAAGTGGTCATCTAAAAAACGATTAATAGAAAATTGTACGAATATAGTAGAGTTACCGTAAAGTAATAAAGTTTAGAATTACAACTCTACATTAAAATACTGGTTGCGAAATTTCTGCATTTCTTCATCAGGAAAGTTATCGGTAAGAAAGTCTTCCGGTTTTTTACTTTCTTTAAGCAAGTTTATAATCATAAAAAGAGAATATACTCCACACTCAGTAGGTTTTTTCTGATGATGTTTTTTATTTTCTATGTAGCGAAAATCTATCCCCGCAACTTTACCTTGTTCTATTATTTTTTTAATTAACTTTTTCACTTCTTTTGGAGGAGGGTTGCCCGTACTATCAAAAAAGAATATATATTTCTGTTTTATATTTACAAACATAGATATCCAATGTGAACCAGATAAGTAATGAGGGTCGGTATTAAAAACAAATCCAATTTTATTTCTACCATTTCTTATCGAAATATTTAAATCGAAGCGACACAGTTCTTCCCATACACATTCGCCATACATTTTGGGAGAATCAAAATCTATAGGCGCTGCTCCTATAAAATCAAAATATGGATATTCCTTTTCATATTGTTTCATAACATTTTCAATGTCAATACTATTTAACCATTCGTTTGGATTTTTCTTCCAATCATCGGGACTTTTCGGCGCGAATGTATAGTTTAACATTTCTTTATCTACACCTGATGAAGCAAAATTCTGTTTTAACCAACAGGACTCTTTATTACACACATTTTTCAAGTGTCGTTTTAAAGATTCCCAAATCTCGTGCGGGTCATTCGTGGTTATCATAACATCTGGATGGCGAGCATTCCATAACTCTTTAAGTTTTATTAATGACTCGTTACTATAACAAGTAAAATCATTTTCTTGTAACTTTGGACTACACTTTAACTTTATAAATCCATCAAGATGTTTTTCTACAGGAGGTGCTAAATTTTCTATTTTTTTATTTTTACTCCTTCGACTTGAACTCTTTTTACTCTTGTATTTAATCGTTTTTGATGAGCGTCGTTTACCTCTAAATTCAGACTTAAATTTCAAATTTTTATCTACAAATTTTAAAATATTCTCCATTTTTTTTGTTTTCATCACTATGTATTTTGTATTTTACGTTTTATATTTTATAATAATGTATATATTATTTCGTTATTAAAAAAAAATAATTATTAAATAAAAACTAAATTACACTATTTTCACTTTTAGTTACCTTAACTTCTATCGCGTCGTTTGTATCTGTTAATTTTAAACCATTATTTATAGTAGTCTTCGTAAAACCTTTTTTAATATCTTTCTTTTTATATTTTGGATCCTTTAAGTTAAAATCTTTTGTTTTCGGTAGTAGCATTTCGTCTTGTGGAGGTGAAGTTTTGGTAACAAAATTATCCATAGTTATCACCTTTTTATCTACTTGTTTCATAAACAACTTATTTGCGTCATCAATTGACCAGTCTTCTACACACGGTTCGCCGGTTGTTGTTTCTACTAAAACCATATCTTTATAGTCACCTTGTATATTATCCATGGTATCCTTAAATTTAAAATGGGATATACATAAACGCGCAAATGCGTTAAATGAGTTTAATATAATGTCATTTATAGGAGCATCATTATTATTATTAAGATTGTTATACAAGATATCTTTCACCATTGCAGAAATACGTTTTCTATAAAACTTTTTTTCGCTCTTCAATACTGTATCGTGATCCAAATTATTTTTTTTTAAATACTTATTATATGTATCCGAATTCGCCATAATTTCAAGAGTAATATAGTTAATATTGTCTATTTTATTCAGGATTGGATTCACACCTGGATTCACACCTGGATTCACGACTGAGTTTGCATTTGTTACTACCGCATTTGTCCCTGCGTTATCATTATTTTCCATTTAAGATGAATGCATATAAAATAATATTATTTTAAACACGACTTGCGTTATAAATAATATATATAAAAAATAAATTATACTGGTTAATGTTTATAAAATTGCTTCTCTTCTTCGGGTACAATATCTTTATTCTCATTTCTAGTATTATTATTAAAAAAACTATTCCCTAAATTATTAGGATTTGGATTACAATGGTCAAAAATTTCCTTTTTAAATAAACCAGGATAAGGTTGTTTTATAGGATTAGGTGGTACATATACATTATAAAGGTCGCTACTTGAAGAAGGAACATACTCGGACTGTTCGCAATTCTGTAATGCGAAAAACTGTCTACGCAGAGTAGATTCAACATTTACATTGTTAACAAAACCGGACCATGGAGCCATATTATTTCCAGGGTTAAATGTAGTATGTGGGCTATATACAGGATAGTTATTAAGAGGTACGGTGGCTGGTTTACTTTGGTCTAAAATGGGCATATAACCATATTTTGTGGAGACGGGTACCTGATAATAAAAAGGCTGCAACGGCGCAGATGGAATATTTCTTAAAGATATTCTATCATTTATTTCATTCTGTCTTTCATATTGACATAAATATAACTTATTTGGAACGCCATACATTTTGGGTTTATCATATACGTGGGAAACAGAATCCATGCGAATATACTATATATTACTAATATTACTATATTACTATATTATATTTTGTTATAATATTTTAAAAATGGGTTAAAGACAATAAATAATAATATATAGCTGTATATCTACTCAATATCTACTCTTTAAGGTGCAATGTGTGGTATATTTTTCGTTCAAAATTTTTTAAATCCGGATACATTGAAAATATATAAAAAATCTCTACTAGAAAATATAAAGTCATATCAAAATGATTTCTATAAACTGTCACATCGTGGGCCAGACAATAGTATTTTTCTAAATGATACACAATTTTCAAAAAATTATGCATGTTTTTGGGGCTTCCATCGTCTTGCAATTAACGGACAAACGCCTGAAAGTAACCAGCCATTTTTTATTAAAAATTGCCGTCTTATTTGTAATGGCGAAATCTATAATTTTCGCGAACTTATAAAAGAATTTGGCCTAGAAGAAGAATACAAAAGTCAATCCGATTGCGAAATCATTATTCATCTTTATAAAAAAATTGGTATTCGTGAAACTCTTCGCCGTCTGGATGGTGTATTCGCACTTGTATTGCACGACTACGAAAAAGAAACTACATATGTTGCGCGAGATCCTGTTGGCGTACGTTCACTTTTTATTTCGGGTTATGACTATACGTATAGTAACGCCATGGTTGTTTCGAGCGAACTAAAAGCGATAAGTGAATGTTTTAGACCAAATGCTAAACAATTTCCACCCGGTTGTTATGCTATGTATTCTAAACTCGTCAACGGGTTTGACAAGGCAAATACTCCTTTTTGTAATTTTTATAGTTACTATGAAAATGTTTCAATAACTCAAAATAATGCAACATTAGAAGTCGAAAGAGTTTACGACTATCCTACCGTGGAGGATACCGAAGAAAACATTTGTGCGAATATTGCGCAATTATTTGAGGAGGCTGTTGTGAAACGCCTCATGAGTGAACGCAAAGTAGGTGCGCTTCTTTCGGGAGGGCTGGATAGTTCATCCGTTGTAGCAATCATGTGTCGTCATATGCCTGCAAAAGATTTAAATACGTATAGTATCGGCTTGAAGGGGTCGACGGACCTGGTATGGGCACGAAAAGTAGCCGACTATTTAGGGACAAATCATCACGAAGTTTGTCTTACAGAGGAAGAGTTTTTGGAGGCAATATGTGGTACGATTAAACAAATTGAGAGCTATGATACGACATCAGTGAGAGCGTCTGTTCCAAACTATTTGGTAAGTAAGTATATCTCGGCGAATACGGACGACTGCGTTATATATTGTGGAGATATGTCGGATGAGATTTTGGGGTCCTATCGCGGATTTATGAAAGCGCCGACTGAAGAAGATTTTAAACGTGAAAATGAGCGCATGGTTCGCGATGTATGTTATTTTGACTTGCTGCGATCGGATAAAAGCATCAGCGGGGCTGGTTTGGAAGCACGTGTACCATTTGCGGATAAGAAGTTTTTGCAATATGTGATGGGTATTCCACCGCGATATAAAATGTTTAGTGACGCGCGCATCGAGAAGTATATATTTAGGAAGGCGTTTAGTGGTCTTTTGCCGGATGATATTTTATGGCGTAGAAAGGAGGCGTTTAGCGACGGAGTGAGTGGACACGAAAAAAGCTGGTTCCAAATTATTAAAGAATATGTAGATAAAGAAGTTACAGATGAAGAATACAATAGTATAGTAAATACTATTCAGAATGCTCCCTATGATAAAGAAAGTTACTATTATAGAAAAACATTTGATAGTATGTACCCGGGGTGTGAAAACGTAATTCCTTACTTTTGGCGACACCCATTTTGTGAAGAGAAGGACCCATCGGCGCGTTTGTTAACATGTTATAAAGCTGAGTAGTGTTTAGTAATAATAATTATTCCAAGTAAAGCAATAAAGTAGTGAACAATTTTGTGATGTTCCATTGAAGGAGAAAAAAGTTTAGAAGTACAAGAAATAGCAGAAGATAAGTATCCTATAGTAATAAGCACAACGATATACAAAGGAATAGTTACTTTCTTTTGTATTAGTAATAAAAACAAACAAATAATACCAATAGTTCGAATTATTATTCCAAAGTCTTTTAATTTCATTATATATTTTAGGTATAATAAAATTAATAATATTTTTAATCAAGGTATGCGCGCAGTAAGCTAAAACGCATTTTTACATATACTCTTTCAAAACGATTACAATACCAGCTAAAGCAATAGCATAGTTAAATACTCTTGCATGTATGTAGCTATCAGTGTGTTTTAATTTACAAGACATCGCTGCGCCTAAAGAACCCAACGAAATTAATACCACAATAGACAATGGTATACTTACCATATTTGTATACTGAAGGTAAAAAAGGTAAAGAATACCAATTACGCGCAAGGCCATAGACAAATCTTTAAGCGTAAGCATTTTATATATTAATAAAATATTTTATTATTATTATTATTTTATTATTATATATATGTCTAATAAAAAAGAACCAAGAATAGATCATTCAGTTTCTCCAAAACGTGATACACTAGTAGTTCCTCCTGGTGCAAGAGGTCCGGAAAGTATGCATCCTGCACATGTACATGAACGGGAAGATAGCGAAGACCAGAATATCCTTGATATTTCTAAATTGGTAAAACGGAAAAAAGACGAAAAAAAATCTAAAAAACAGCAAGAAAAAATATTTAAAAAACGGCAAGAACGTGGAGCTTTAACAGGAAAGGCAAAAAACCCTAGTTCGTCTAGTTCGTCTATTTCATCTATTTCATCTATTTCATCCGTTTCTTCCATATCATTATCACCGAATGAAATATTCGCGTTTGAAGAAGAACAAGAAGAAGAAAGAAAACAAGCAAAAGGTTCGCCTAAATCACTTTCTCCGCGATTACCTTTAGCGAGAGGAGTTGGTGCACAAGCAAGAAGAAAACATTCATCGAGTTCATCAAGTTCATCGTCTTCAAAGTCACCAAAAGGAAGAAAACCGTTGACACCAAGATTTGAAAAAATAAAAGCAACATCAGTATCTCCAAAAAGAAAAGGAAAAGGAAAGGAACATAGTGGTGGCGGGACGCGTAAGAAATATAAACACAAGTTACGTAAAACTCATAGTAGAAAAAGGCGATGAACTAATATAAATATAAATATTTAAATTTAGGATATTTTATATTTATATATATATATATATAGTAATATTCTGTTAGTAAGTAATATGAACGTGGGCAATTATAGTACAAATTATGATACATCACACGATACTAAACCAAGTAAGCATGCATTGCAAAAAACAAATCTTTTTGCCCGTAAAAATCTATTATACAAACCATCAGAAGCACCTGTTGCTAGTGTAATACAAAAACAATCAGCAGCCCCCAAGGCATCATCAGCAGCCCCCAAGGCATCATCAGCAGCCTACAAGGCATCAGCAGCCCCCAAGGCATCAGCAGCCCCCAAGGCATCAGCAGCCCCCAAGGCATCAGCAGCCCCAAGGCATCAGCAGCCCCCAAGGCATCAGCAGCCCCCAAGGCATCAACTCGGTTTATCCCAACTCTTCAAAATATGTACCCCTTAGGGGAAAACTCTTTTTCTGTTACGCGCGGCGGCTCGCGTAGTAGAAGAACAGTTCGCAGAAAACATAAAAGTCATCGTAAACCTAAACGCGTTCGCCATACTCGCCGAAAACAAACGCGTAGACATCGCCATCGTAGATAATCCGTTAAAATTCGTACAAATATTTTGCTTAATATTTAGCAATATATTTTGCTTAATAAATTTAATATAACTATACTATATAATCAAATAAAGAAAATGTCTTGCGGATGTACTAATGGTGGACAATCGGGCGGAACATATACTGGTCCCGTTCTTGAGAGTGGAAAACAAATGAGCGGCGGTGGAACTAGAAGACGCAAACATACACGCCGTCATCGTCGTAGTGGAACGCGTAAAGCAGGCTCTTGTGGGCGCAAACGTGCATGCAAGTGTCCCGGAGGATGCAAACGTTCTACATGCCCTTGCTGTACGGGCAAAAGATTTTGCTGCACTAAAAGATGCCGCACTCGTGGTTGTCGGTGTTAAAGCTTAGAGTTAGACTTTATATTTATTTTATAATGTCCGTCGAATTACGGTTATTATAAAAATTGATAAACATAATAAACATAAGTTGGTATATACAAACAGAACAACCATTTAGGTAACAACGATAGTAACGACACACCAAACCATAGAACAGGCGAAAAACTAAAATGTCATCAACAAGCACACAAACCCAAGCCCTAAAATACGATACATCATTTCGTTTATTAGACTTCAATATATTCGATGAAAAACGTGAAAAAGAAGAAGACCTAGATGGTGGCGATACAGGTAATGATGATGAACCGTGGAGACGCAGTGATGCCGATGGCGACGCACACGATAATGGAGAAAAGAAATATAAAAAAGATGAAAAGTTCACAACAATTCAGATGTTCGGTCTTAATGAAAAAGGCGAAACATGCGCAATATTCGTTCGCGACTATCAACCATTCTTCTATATCAAAGTCGGCGATGAATGGACGATACCCCAAAAGGGGGCT